AATGAAAGTCATAAAATATTTTAGTCCACTTCTCAAAGAGAAAGAGTTAATCGGTGACTTACCAATCATCATCCGAGTTAAGAAGTTTGATGAAGATGCAGCGAATGAGTTTTCAATAAAGATGAACAAAGCACAGAACACAGGCCAGCCAATCATTCCCGTCATTATTGATAGTTATGGCGGACAGGTTTACAGCCTAATGTCAATGATTTCTGATATTAGGCACTCCAATCTTCCGGTGGCCACAATTGGGCAGGGCAAGGCTATGTCTTGTGGCGCAGTTTTGTTTAGTTTCGGCGCCGAGGGGCATCGATATATGGACCCGGATGCTACGGTTATGATTCACGATGTTAGTTCGATGGGGCGGGGAAAGGTTGAAGAAATTAAAGCCGATGCCGCAGAGACTGACCGGCTAAATCAAAAGATTTATAAAATGATGGCTGAGAATTGTGGGCACCAGGAGGACTATTTCCTTGATATTATTCATGAAAAAGGCCATGCAGATTGGTTTTTGGACGTGGAGGAAGCACGTAAGCATAATTTGGCTAATCATGCCCGTGTGCCTACTTTAAAAATCACGGCCAATGTTAAGTTTAACTTCGAGTAAAAACAAGATTTGGCTGATGAAAAATATTCTTACAAGAAGAAATAATAAGGAGAAAGAATGATTACAGACATCGTTATCGGGCTTCAGCACGGGGATGAAGGCAAAGGAAAGGTAACTCACCATCTTTTGAAAAGCGGAGAATATACTCACTGTATTAGGTTCAACGGCGGTCCAAACGCCGGGCATACAATTTATCACGGAGGAACCAAATTTGTTACACACAGCATCCCAGCCGGCGTGTTCTTTGGAATTCCGTCCATCATTGGTCCTGGCTGTGTATTAAACGTAAACAAACTTTTTAGGGAAATAGTCGAACTTTCTGAGAAGGGCGTTAATCTCGCTCGCACACTTAAGATTGCCAATAATGTGCATATCATTACTGAAGANCATGTCGATGAAGACTCTAAGGATGAGACGATCGGCACCACCAAGTCGGGCAATGGCCCCGCATATCGCGATAAGTATGATCGTCGCGGGATTCGCGCTTCGGACATTAATTTTCTGCAGCCATTTTTGATTGATGTTTATGAAGAACTGCACAATCAGCCGGGCCCTTCTGTCATCTTGATGGAGGGCGCGCAGGGATTTTGGCTCGATCCGGACTGGGGAGATTACCCCTACGTTACGTCCAGCCACTGTGGTGCGGCCGCCGCTTTGTTGAACGGCGTTGACCCTCGTTCCCTTAGAAATGTATGGGGGGTTGCCAAGATTTATGAAACATATGTGGGTAAGAAAGAATTTCAGCCCGATGGGAATGTATTCAATAGAATTCAAGAGGTTGGCGACGAGGTTGGCGCCACGACCGGGAGAGTACGCCAGTGCAATTGGCTAAACTTTAAGCAACTTGAGCAAGCCATTAGAATGAATGGGGTTAACAAGCTCATCTTCAACAAGATGGATGTGTTGCGTGAAGTGGAAGAATGGGGTATTATGAATCCCGACATGGGGTTTAAGAGCGAAAAGGAGATTCGGGACTTTCTTCAGGAGAACTTGCCGGATAACATCGAGGAATTTTATTTCTCAAATTCGCCAGAATTCATTTGACAACACAGTCAAAATTTGATATATTAATAAAGAATAAAGGAGGGCTTAAGTGGCCAATACATATGAAGAGAAGAAGCGCTATGTGAAGGAGTACATTCGTTCGCTTAGTGCAATTGAGGATGCGATGGAACCGTATAAGGAGCAGAAGCGAGACTTGCGAAAGGAGTTTCGCGACAACTCATGGCTCAATACGGATGAGATTCGCACCGCAGTTAAGGCTTATCGGCTTTACAAGGGTAAGTTTAATATTGACGAGGTTGTTGACAACTTCCGACTTCTTATGGGAGAAGAGGGAGAAGAGCAGTGATCTTGGAGTACCAGCGTACACATTCGAGCGCTCGTCCCCCCGACCGCGCTAATCCATCGGATGCGGGAATGGATGTGTTCTATAGCCCGTCCCGGGATGGATTGTTCTATAGCCCGTCTCCGGACGATGAGCCCGGTGTATATATTACACCGGGCCAATCTGTTATCCTGGGCACCGGACTTAAGTTTGGGGTGCCTCATGGCTATATGCTGGAGGTTAAGAATCGGTCGGGTACCGCAGCTAAGAAGAGTCTTCTTGTGGGAGCATGCGTGATTGATTCTGGCTACGATGGAGAAGTGTTTATCAATCTCCACAACGTAGGTACTACCCCACAATTCATCCAGCCCGGGATGAAAATTGCGCAGGTAGTGCTTACCCCCGTGGTGCATTTTCGCGCAACAGAGCGCGCCCAAGGCAACTTATATGACTATCCTATGACGATTAGCAATCGCGGCGATGGCGCCTTGGGGAGTACGGACTGAGTTGAAGTTCGTTAAGGGCGATCTGGTGAAAATCGCCGAAGGTGTATGGGAACCGGAGTTGGTCGATTCTACGCGAATAGGAATAATTATTGACGTTCTTGATGATGATTCATATAGTTACTATGAGATACTACTGGATTGTGATACTGCAATCAGACTGCATGGTGTCTATTTAAGACGAGTATATGGGTCCGCTGACGAGAACAATCTATAATATCACAGATTGGCTATGGGACCATATCCCAATTTTTAACAGATGGACAGATGATACGAAAGCTTTAATCTCTTACTTGATTAGCATGGGGGTTTTTATTATCATTTGTATATTACTAGAGAATTATATTTAATGGAGGTACAGTGGACACGACATCGCAGCAAACTATGTTTAGCTCAAAGAGTACGGAGTGGACTACTCCGCAACATTTTTTTGATAGATTAGAAGAGATCTTTGGAACTTTCACATTAGATCCTTGTTCTAATGACGCGAATTATAAAGTGAAGAATCGTTTTACCGAGAGGGACGATGGACTTAAGCAGGATTGGTCGGGGAATAATGTTTTTATGAATCCCCCTTATGGCCGCGCAATCAAAGATTGGATTAAGAAGGCATACGAAGAGGGGCAAAAGGAGAGCACTACGGTAGTAGCCCTGCTTCCAGCGCGCACAGATACCCGCTATTGGCATGATTATGTTATGAAGGCGGATGCTATTTATTTTATCAAAGGCCGCTTAAAGTTTGGCAATGGCGAGAACAGCGCGCCCTTCCCATCGGCTATAGTTGTTTTTAGGAAGCACAATGCTCCGGGCCCACATATGGGAGTTATCGATCGATGACCTCGGCAATTGTATTAGAAGAAGTTAAACTTAAGTATGAATAGAAGACAACGCCGGCATGCCGAGAAACGAAGAAAGGCTGGAGACCCCCAACAGTCCATGTCCGATCGGGTTGCCTTGTTTGGCAAGCTACCACAAACTTGTGATACTTGTCAAAAAACATTTGACAAAAAGAATAAAGATATGGTATTCTCATGGAGTGTGGTAGTGAGACAAGAAACAGTTAGATTATTTTGTCCGCAATGTATGAAGAAAGCCAAGGAGGCTATTGATGATCGCACGTCACCAGCACAAGACGAATAGGTTTGGCATCTACAGCTATTGGATTAATAGCTCTTTATCTGGAGAAAAATAATTATGTCTGATAAGAAAACATTTGAAATGTCTGTAAGTATAAAAGATTTGCAGAAAGTCGATCGAGGCAAGAAAATAGTAAAAGATCGAACAATTAGAGAAGAGCCAATTGCCACTGATGCTTGCGTTTATATTTTAAATGAAGAAGCCGATCGATGGGGGTTACCAAGAATCGGTGAAATAGTTACACGTTCTTCTACGTTACATCCTGAAGCCAACGAATTAATCATGGTTATGATTGAAATTATAACAGCGGTGGGGAATCGTTGTGCCACTGCAGAAGAAATAAGTAATACGGAATGGCGAAGTCGTTTAGGAGATAAACTTTGAAACGGAATGAACACACCAAACAACAAGGAGTATGGTAATGGGCAGCACGAATAGAGGTAGAGCACGCCGCCACGAGCTTAGAGAGCAAGCGCTCGAAAGAGCCGAGCAGCGCGCCAAGCGCACATCGGCGCAACAGTTGGACCTTCTTGACAAGCACTTAGGCGACGGTGTGGGCGCCCAGAAAGAGCGACGGAGGCTTCAGAATCTGATTGACAACCCTCCTCGACCGAAGAAGGGGAAAAAGAATGATGGCAGTAAAAAGAATAAGTAAAAGAGCGCTGCAAAAGATTTTGAGTGGCGATGTGAAAGAGTCCGCCACTTGCGTTATAAAGTTTTATTCTAACGGGTGCCATTACTGCCGCAAGTTGAAAGACATTTTCGAGGAAGTGGCGGAAGAACACGAAGACATTGTATTTTTTGCTTTTAATATCGCAGATTACCCCAGCGTTCAAAAAGTTTTAGATTTTAATGGAGTTCCGACCATTTCTTTGATTCGGACCGGCACCACTACTCCGCGTATTCGCTTGATGGGGGAGCCAGAACGTCCCGATAAAAAGACGTGGTATCGACAAGGCGAGATTCAGCGTTTTATTGAAAAGGAGAACCGATGAGGGCGTTTGATAGATGTCTATCATATGATGATGTGTTGCTTAAGCCGCAATATTCTGAGATTACTTCCAGAGGCGACATAAACATTGGCACAGATTTGGGCAACGGAATATTTCTTGAGTTGCCTATTTTTTCGTCTCCAATGGATACCATTTCAGAAGCGTCGATGGGCGCAGCAATGCACCGCGCTGGAGCCTCGGCCATTGTTCACAGATATAATTCAATTGAGAATCAGGTGCGTCAGATTAACATTATTCGNTCTTTATGCACTCAAGATNCATATTTGAATTTGATGACGGGCGCAGCTATTGGCGTCTCGGGTGATTATTTGGAGAGAGCTACGGAGGTTTATAGGGCTGGGGGCCGCCTGATATGTGTTGATGTTGCGCACGGACACCATGCCATGATGCGCCAAGCTATTTCTACGTTGAGGAATACGTTTGGGGCGGACTTGCACATTATGGCCGGCAACGTTGCAACGCTAGAAGGTTTAAATGATTTAGCAGACTGGGGAGCAGATTCGGTACGGTGTAATATCGGGGGAGGTTCGATATGCTCTACGAGAGTTCAGACGGGACACGGCATGCCGGGTCTGCAAACGATTATGGATTGCGCCAAGTCTGATCGCAATGTAAAGATTATTGCCGATGGTGGCATTAAGAATTCGGGCGATATAGTGAAGGCTTTGGCTGCTGGTGCCGATGCGGTTATGTGTGGCTCCTTGTTCGCAGGAACGTCAGAGACTCCCGGTCGCGTTCATGAAGATCTTGATGGTCATAAATGGAAATCCTATCGAGGGATGGCCAGCAAAGAGGCGCAAGTTGAATGGCATGGACGCTATAGTTCTTTTGAGGGCGTAGCTACGCGAGTGCCCTATCGAGGGAGCGTCAACGATATCTTGAAAGACATAGAGAGAGGAATTCGATCTGGGTTTAGTTACTCGGGCGCTTTGACAATAGAAGAACTGCAGGCAAAAGCTCAATTTTTGATTCAAACCTCGTCAGGGCTTTCAGAGAGCGGATCCCACATCTCTCATCGGCAGTGGTGACGTATGCCTACTCATGATGATTACGGGAATATGACAAAGCGAATTGTTTTTACCGAAAACGATCACAGGCATGCCCAGCTGGTTTTAAAATTGAAGTACTTGAGACTAACGCAGTCTGCATTCTTTCGACATGTTATCACAGGACTTTTGGAAGATGATCCACGCATTGTAGATTACGTTAATGATATAGCCTTCAAATCAAAAGAGAAAAGAGCGAAATCTGAAAAACTCCAAAAAGCCGGCGTTCAAAAAATGCGAGATTTTGGGCTTTCTGAAGATGACGTGGAGAATATTTTCGACTTAATAGAGGGGGAGTTTCCAAAATTATGAAACGTGAAGATGGCATGCGCGAATGTGCAAGAGTGTGCATGCAGAATAAACGGTCTTGCACGCAGGTAGATTGTAGACAGTGGATAAAATATGAAGATGAGCAAAATTGTACTTTGATATCTATTTATGAAAATGGCCGCATGACGCTAAGACAGGTAGCGGAAAGATTAGCCATTTCTTTTGCGAGAGTTAAACAAATAGAAACCCAAGCATTAGAAAAGCTTAGAAGACGATGTTTGAATAAAGGTATAATTTTTTAGGGTGTTTATCATCAGCGATCACTAATTACAGATGAGTTTTATTTAAAGGAGAACTATGATGGCTCGTAAGACACTTTTAACCGAAGCGGAAATCCGCCGTTTCATGAAATTGGCCAAGTTGGGCGCCCTTGGCGAAAAGAAGNTTGAAGGCTTGTATACTGCCGGCGGCCGCGATGAAGAAGAAGGAGCCCTTGAGCGTGAGTTGGGCGCCGAGGACAGTGAAGCTGACCGTGAGCGCGACGAAATTGGGGATCTTGAGGGTGAGCTTGATGCAGAGCCCGCTCCCGNAGNCCTTGAGCTTGATGCAGATGTAGAAGTTGAAGGCGNGCCCATGATTTCGCTTNCTGACTTTGTTGATGCGCTTNAGCAGGCTGTTGAGGAGGTAACTGGCGAACCCACAACTGCCGACCTTGACACAGGAGACGAAGAGGCACCACTCGAAGGGGGTGAAGAACTTGATGTGGATATGTCTCTTGAGGAGCCTGGGNCCGCCGAGCCCGGTGGCTTAGATGTGGGCGCTGTAGAAGATGAAGCAGAGTTCTCCATGCAAGAGCAGATTGTAAATAGAGTTGCCAAGCGAGTTGCTGCTCGATTGGTCAAAGAAAACAGAAAAGCAAAACTGACTGATGAGCTTACCCAGCGCATCTTTATGAGACTGACAAAAAAATAAAATAATTGTTGACACAAATCTTACGAGCAGTTATAATGTAACCACTAGAAGAGATTCTGGTGGTTATTTTTTT